TCAACATTCTGTGGAGCAATGTTCAGACGTTAATTCCTGCTGTCTACGCTCGTCTGCCCAAAGCAGATGTGTCGCGGCGTTTCGGTGATAACGATCAAGTGGGGCGGGTTGCCTCGCTGCTGATAGAGCGTGCGCTCGACTTTGAGATTGAGCATTACCCTGATTTCAGGGCAACGATGAAACACGCAGTCGAGGATCGTTTCCTTGGTGGGCGTGGAACTGCTTGGGTGCGTTATGAACCGCACGTTCACGCTGTTGATATGCCCGAGGATGGGCTAGAAGTAACCGAGGATATTGACGAACCTGAACCTGGCGCACACGATGACGCGCTTGCAGGTGAAGAACCAATGGAAGAAATCGAGTACGAATGTGCTCCCGTTGACTATGTGCATTGGAAGGACTTTGGCCACTCAGTAGCTCGCACATGGGAAGAAGTAACGGCTGTTTGGCGCTGGGTTTATATGACCCGCGAGGCTCTGGTGGAGCGGTTTGGCGAGGAAGTGGGCAACAAGATTCCTTTCGATGCAGGCCCTGACACCCTCAAGCAATACGGTCAAAGCACGAAAGAACACACCCGCGCAAAGATTTGTGAGTATTGGGACAAGGAAACGGGCAAGGTTTATTGGTTCAGCAAGTCAATGCCTAACATCATTGACGAGCGCGACGACCCGCTGGAGCTGGAAGGATTCTTTCCCTGCCCGCGTCCGCTTTACGCCACGATGACGAGCGACACCCTCGTGCCAGTGGCTGACTTTGTGCTGTATCAGGATCAGGCTAACGAGCTTGATATTCTGTCCGATAGGATAGATGGACTCGTCAAGGCTTTGCGCGTTAGGGGCGTGTATGACGCGTCACAACCCGCATTGCAGCGACTGATGACTGAGGGCGAGAACAACGCTTTGCTGCCGGTTGATACTTGGATGGCGTTTGGTGAGAAAGGCGGTCTAAAGGGCGCCATTGATTTCCTGCCTATCGACATGATTGCTCAGACGTTGATCCAATGCTACCAAGCCCGGACTGAGATCAAGAATCAAATCTATGAGATCACCGGTCTGTCGGACATTATCCGTGGATCGTCGTTTGCGTCCGAGACGGCTACAGCGCAGCAGATCAAGGGGCAATATGCCTCGATCCGTCTGCGCTCGATGCAGGAGGATGTGGCGCTGTTTGCGACCGGCTTGCTGAGACTAAAGGCGCAAGTTATCTGCACCAAGTTCCAACCGCAAACTATTGTGATGTTTGCAGCGGCAGATCAGATGCAGCCCGAAGATCAGCAGTTGATTCCACAGGCTCTCGCATTGCTAAAAGATAAGCCGTTGCGTAACTTCCGCATCGAAGTGGCTGCTGACTCTCTCGTTCAGCTTGACGAGCAGAAAATGAAGCAAGAGCGCGGCGAGTTCCTGCAAGCGTTTGGCTCATTCCTGCGCGAAGCCTTGCCGTTAGGTCAGCAAGCGCCGGAAATGATCCCCATGATTGGCGAGTTGCTGAAGTTTGGCGTGGGTGCATTTAAGGGTGCAAGGCAGATTGAGGGCGCTATTGATCAGTCGATCAACAAGCTAGTCAATAAGCCCCCGGTTGAGCCGCAGCCTGACCCTGAGATGCTCAAAATGCAAGCAGAACAGCAGATGGCGCAAGGCAAGATGCAAGCAGACGGGCAGCTTGAACAGGCCAAGATGCAAGCACAGATGCAGATTGAGCAAGCTAAGTTGCAAGCGCAGATGCAAATGGATCAAGCAAAGTTGCAGCTTGAGCAGGCTAAAACGCAGCGCGAGGTCGAAGTCGAGCAGATGCGGGCGCAGATGGACGCGCAGAAACTGGAGTTTGACCGTCAGAAAGCCGAGATGGAAGAACAGTACAACCGGTGGAAAACTGAGCTTGACGCAGCAACAAAAGTTACCGTTGCGCGGATTGGAGCAAACCCTGGCGTGGATATCCCGCTAGTCGAGGCTGCAAATGCCTCTGCTGAGCGTATGACTGCCGAGCTAGGTAACGGCGTGCAGATGGCATTGCAAAACGTCGAGAAATTGCAACAGGATATGGCAATGCTGCACGATCAGACTGCGGGCAAGATTGAAAGCTTGCTTTCGGTTATGTCTGCACCGAAACGCATTATTCGTGGGCCTGATGGCAAAGCGGTTGGAGTTGAAATCGCAACATGAACGGGGGTTGGGACACCGGCACATGGGATGAGGCAACGTGGGATTACGTTCCCACGCTGATTGACCTTGATACCCATGACGGCGACAAGCTGAAAGACCGCTTTGCAAGGGAAAAAGCGGTACGGGAGGAGCGCCGCCGGGAAGTTCTCGCCCTGTATGAAAGAATTGTTGAAGGCAAGGAAGATATCCCCGAAGTTGTTGAGCCGTTGAATTACATAACCAAACAACAGATTTTGACAAGTAATCTTAATTTTGATAAATTGATTGCCGATCTTAAGAATGCTGAACAGATATGGCATCAGCACGTTGAAAACGACGACGAGGAAATTCTGTTACTTCTATGAGAAAACGCTGGATTTATGTTGACGGTGAGGCAATAGAAGTTGGCGACTACCAACCAACTGCTGTGCATCATGTAATGCCCGACATTGCGCCTTATCAGTCAATGATTGACGGCTCAATGATTACGAGCCGCAGCCGCCACAGGGAACACCTGCAAGCGCATGGCTGTATTGAAGTCGGCAACGAAAAGATGGAAACGAAAGTTGCTCCGGTTAAAGATAACCGCAGGGAAGTCTTGAGGCAGCAACTGTCAAACATGACGCATTCCGAAGCGAACAAGATTCTTAGCAGACTTCGTGATGACGCTAGATTTACTAACCCCCACAGGGAACGATAATGAGCGATCTACACGCAATAGTGCCAGTTGAAGATACACGCAGGGAAATGCTTGAGCAACAGTTTGATCAAGCCGTTAATGCCCCGCCAGGCGAGATGCCTCGTGAGGATGTGCCGCGAGATACGGAAGGCAAGTTTGCGCCCCGTGAACCTGAACAAACGATGGTTCAGCAGGCAGAGCAGCCCGCTGAAGAGCCGGTGTGGAAGCGCCCTCCCGCGTCATGGAAAAAGGATTATCACGACGCATGGCAGACTGCCGACGATAGGCTGAAGGAATATGCCTGGCAGCGCGAGGAACAAATGAAAGCAGGGGTTCAGCCCCTGATGGAAAAAGCTAAGTTTGCAGATCAGTATCAAGAGGTTATGAACCCTTACATGGACACGATCCGTGGACTGGGGATTGATGGGCCAAAAGCCGTAAAAGCGTTGATGGAAGCAGATCATGCTTTGCGTTACAGCGACCCGCAACAGAAGCAACAACTTTTCTTGCGTCTCGCTCAGCAATATGGTGTGAATTTTGGTGATGGTAGTCAACTGCAACAACAGGCGACTGTCGATCCAAGCATCTCAGCATTACAGCAAGAACTCAATCGGGTTCGTGGTGAGGTGATGAGTTGGAAAGAGCAGCAAGAGCAGGTACAGAATCAGTCATTGCTCGGCGAAATCAACAATTTTGCCATGCGTGCTGAGCATTTTGAAGAAGCGCGACCGACAATGATTTCGCTGCTGCAAAGCGGTGTAGCAACGACATTGGAAGATGCGTATGAAAAAGCAATACGCCTAGACGACAACCTTTATCAGCAAGTTCAGCAGGGCCGACAAGCTCAAGTTGAGACTCAGCAAAAGGTAGCAGCGAATAATGCTGCGAAGAAAGCTAGAGCGGCAGCGGTTAGTGTCAGAAGCGCCGCACCCGGTGCGACAACGGCTACCAAAGCGCAAGATCGACGATCCATGCTTGCCGAACAATTCGACAACGTAGCGGATCGACTCTAAAAACTGATAGGAGAATATAATGGCTTTCGCCAATAGTTCTATCAGCGATATCATTGCGACCAACATCCAAAGTCGTACTGGTGAACTCGCTGACAACGTAACAAACAACAACGCCCTGTTGCGCCGACTGAAGGAACGTGGAAACGTTAAGACCTTCTCCGGCGGTAACGTGATCTTGCAAGAGATTATGTACAACGACACGGCCACCAACAACACCAACAGCTATAGCGGCTATGAAGTGTTGAATGTGAGCCAAAACAGTCCCATTAATGCATTGGTGGCCTTGCAGAGAAATCTGCATTGAATAACTTTGTGAATTCGGTGAAACCCTGACCATTAAGTTGAAGGCAATACCGAGCCAAGCCCGCAAGGGAAGGTGTAACGACTAGAGGGTGACTCCTCGTAGAGCCAAGTGGCTCGAAGTGCAAAGAACCCGAAAGGGTTGTGAGATAGTCTGCTCTGCATAGAAATATGCAGCAGTCCGAAAGGGCGGCAAGGAAGTAACGAATCCTTGTGAACACATGGTAGTGCAGCGCAGTTCTCGATCACTCAGTACGCTTCGGCAGTTTCGATCAGCGGCCTGGAAATGATTCAGAACAGCGGCAAGGAAGCAATCATCGACTTGCTCGATGGCCGTATGGCTGTTGCCGAGGCTCAGATCGCTAACCGTATCAGCGGCGACCTGTACTTGGACGGAACGGGTAACGCAGGTAAGAACCTGACCGGCTTGGGCGCTGCTGTGCCTGATAGCCCGGCTACTGGTACTTACGGCGGTATTGATCGTGCGACCTGGACGTTTTGGCGCTCGGTGTCTTACTCCGGCGTGACTAACGGCGGTGCTGCTGTTACTGCAAGCAATATTCAGCAGTACATGGACAGCGTTGCAGTTCAGTTGATCCGGGGTACGGACAAGCCTGATCTGATCGTGGCTGACAACAACTACTATCGCCTTTACCTGCAATCGCTCCAGTCGATTCAGCGCATTACCGATAGCGGTTCGTCGATGGCCGGTGCTGGCTTTGCCTCGCTGAAATACTTCGGCGCTGGTATGGCTTCGGACGTGGTGCTTGATGGTGGTATCGGTTCTTCTGCAACCGCTAACCACATGTTCTTCCTGAACACCAAGTACCTGATGTTCCGTCCGCACGCTGACCGGAACTTTGTTCCTATCGGTGGTGAACGCCAGGCCGTCAACCAGGACGCGATTGTGAAATTAATCGGGTGGGCTGGAAACCTCACCTCTAGCGGCCCGCAGTTCTGCGGCGTGCTGATTGCTTAAGGAGAAACGAAAATGCCTACTTTCAGCGTATCCGGTGTTATCGGCACTAACTTTACCGATACTTCATCGACTGCCCAATTCACTACCGGCACGAAAGTGCTGTTGAGCGATGGCGGTGAAGCGATGTATGTGCAAGCCTCTGAAGCAATCAACACCTACGGCGCGGTGACCATTACCGCCTCGCAGACTGCTGCTTTGCTGACTACCACCAACTCGGCAAACAGCAAGCGCGTCGGTTTCGCGCAAGTCTCGATTGCCTCGGGCTATTACGGTTGGGTGCAGTTGTCCGGTGTGATGCAAGTGAACCTTGCAGCTAACTGTGACGACAATGTGCCTCTGTATACGACCGCGACTGGTGGTGTGTTGGACGATGCAACTGTTTCCGGTTGTTTGGTTATCGGCTGCACTTCGACCCGCACGATCTCCAATGCCACCGCAGTTACTTGTATCGCTGCGGGCATCGCGGTTATCGGCACAGGTGCAATGCCGGGCTAATGGAAAATCTCGCGCAATTAAAGGTTAATGTTAAAGCCGCAGGCACGCCTGATGGCATTGTGTCTAACATTCGATCGGCGATTGCGCGGGGTTTACCGGAGCTAGTACCAAGTCTCATTGCTCACGATGGTCACATGGTCATCGTGGGTAGTGGGCCTTCCATGCCGTCTCAGATTGAGAATATACGAGCAGAACGCGAACGCGGTCGTCCTATCTTTGCAGTCAAGGCAGCGCATGATTTCCTTTGCAAGAACGGCATTCAGCCCGATCTGTGGTGCTGTGTTGACCCACGCGATAGAAGCGCACAGCTAAGCGAAGCAAACGCGCACACGGTCTATCTAGTGGCTTCTCGGTGCGATCCGTCGATGTTTGACGCGCTGAAAGCAAACAAGGTAATTTTGTGGCACTCGTTTGCCTACGAGGAATACAACGACGAACCTTTCAGCAGTATCTTCAACAAGAAGTTTCTTGTCGGCGGTGGCACTACGTCGGGGATGCGTGCTGTATCGGTGAGTTATGTTTTAGGTTTCAGAACGTTTGAGATGTACGGCTTTGACTCTTGCCTAGCAGATGACGGCAAGACTAAGCGATTTACAGGCGAGGGCGTAGACGAACCGATTGATGTAATCGTCGGTGGTAAACGGTTCTTGTCGAATGGCGCAATGGCGCAGCAAGCAAACGAATTTCAAGAATACTTTAAGACGTTGCCTGACATTCATTTCAATGTGCATGGCGGCGGTCTAATCGCAGCAATCATGGACGAGCGCAAACGCCTCGGAAAGCGAGTATGAGAGTTTCATTCATGCACAGCGGCGGTGCTGAGATGGCATCCTACCGACTGAGGGCGGCTATGCCTTCGGCGTACTGCGGTTATCACTCAAGACTGAACGCTAGGGGCGCAGATATCACGGTGTTTTCCAAGCCGCAGCCTGACGATTTAGTGATGTTTGAGCAAGTGCAAGCTAGGGGCGCAAAAGCAGTGGTGGACATTTGCGACGATCATTTCACGCATCCACAGCTAGGCGACATTTATGCGGAAATGGCTCAAAAAGCTGATGCCGTGGTGTGCCCAACTGCGGAAATGGCGCGACGAATCCGCGTCTATGCGGAAAAAGATGCCCAAGTAATCCCCGACACTTGGGAGAATAGCGGCCAACCCCACGCAGACGGTAACAAATATTTGTGGCTAGGGCATCAAAGCAATCTGAAAGAAATATTGCCTTATCGGAAGATGCTGAAACAGTACGACATGACGTACTGCACAGGGCCTAACGATCAGGTTGAGTGCGTGCCGTGGTCTACAGCCGCCCAAGAGCAGCTTTTGCGGCAAAACAACATTGTTTTGCTGCCAAGCAAGGAAGAAACCTACAAAAGCGCGAACAGGCTCATCAATGCAATCATGTCGGGTTGCTTTGTAATCGCCAGTAAGATTGATATAAACAAGGAATTCAGGCACTTTTGTTACCTTGGGCCAGTCAAGGGTGGGCTTCAGTTCTCGCAAGCCTACAGGCACGAATTGAACGCTTTGGTGCGGGCAGGACAGCAATACATCCAGCAACATTATTCACCGGAAACTTTGGGGCGCAAATGGCAGAGCGTATTCGACTCCATCTAGGGGCGGGTGATAGGTCTTGGCCTGGCTGGATCAATGTTGATTGCATTGGCGAGCAAGACCTGATTTCGGATGTAACAGAACTTGATTTGCCGGATAACCATGCCGACGAGATTTCAGCGATCCATTTGTTTGAGCATATCCCGACACCCAAAGCGAAACAAACGTTGCTTGAATGGTTGCGGGTGCTAAAGCCAGGCGGTCAGTTATCGCTTGAAATGCCATGCCTTGATAACGTGATTGCGCTATGGAATCAAGGGCACAGGAATGACGATTTGATCGGGCGTGCATTGTTCGGAATGCCCGAACCTGATACGATGCGTCACCATTGGTGCTACTCAAAACAGCAAATTGGCACGATGTTAGTTGAAGCAGGTTTTGAGAATGTACGTTTTGAAGAACCATTTTTCCACTTGCCGCAGCGTGACCTTCGCGTTGTTGGCAGCA